ATGTTATCCACCAGCAACAAAATCCTGATCGCTCGTTACCTATCCAATGCGGTCTTGTTCGTCCGCGGTTGCGTTGGCTTGCCTGCAGCAGTCATAGCGAAGCGTCGCGGGATAAGCTGGTCGCTGGACTTGAGGGACGGCGTCGATTTCGCGATCTACCTCCTGGGCGGGTTCGAGGTGCGAACGCTTGACAGATATAGAGAGCTGATAAGGGACGGAGATATAGTCCTCGATATCGGTGCCAATGTCGGTTCTCACACCTTGCCTTTGGCTCAGTTGGTGGGCCGAAAGGGTAAGGTGATCTCCTTCGAGCCCACGGCTCACGCATTTTCGAAACAGAAGACGAATATCTCGCTCAACCCGACGCTCGCCCAACGAATTGACCCTCACCAGATGATGCTGATGGCAAGCGCGTCCCAAACAATGCCCGAAGCGGTCTATTCAAGCTGGCCGCTTGAAGTCGCAGACGATTTGCATAGCGAACATCATGGTCGTTTGATGTCGACGCAGGGCGCGCGGCTCGGTACCCTGGACGAAACCCTACGGGATCTTGGCATCGACAAAGTTGATTTCATAAAACTTGACGTTGATGGCAATGAGCTTGAGGTTTTGCTTGGGGCGATGGTTACTCTTGAAAGATCCAAGCCGCGCATAATGCTTGAATTAGCGCCATACGTTTATGCCGAGAATCCCGGAGACTTCGATCGATTGTTGAAACTTCTCTGGGACTGTGGCTACCAAATTGGAGACGTGGCATCCGGTAGAAAACTGCCGGAAGACGCCAGCAAAGTACGCGCGATGATAGCTGATGGTGGTGGTATGAACGTGATGGCTTTGAGGAACGTTTAGCCGGCGATATCTAGCCTCGTTTTGCGAGGAGGCAAATCTGGTTCAGCGTTCGCCGCTTTTCCCAAACCCTGCTTACGAAATAACCGGCTCAAGCGTTGGTGGAGGTTAATCGCCTCATGGTGTTAGCACCCGGCGCCGAGCGAGCTTTCACGAGTTGCTGCCCTCGGAAGCCCGAATTGGGCTACCAGAGGCCACTTTGCTGCCGAGCAAGTAGCGCGCGTACGAGCGCGGCCGATTTGCCAAAGTCGGCCGGCGGCCCGTTCTGTCCGCGGCGATCGTCCTTCGCACCCCGCGGGTCAAGATCCGGCCTCGGCGTGGGAATGGGCATGGCCGGCGGCGAAGGGACGGCATGCGCGGTCGCTTTGGGCTGTGCCGCGATTGCCGCTTCAATCATGCTGTCCGGATAAAGATCGCCCGATGTTCCCTGCTCTTGAGTGATGAGGGCGCGAAGAAACTTCTTTGCCATGATCGGGTCGGTCAGGCGCAGATCGTCGTCAGGGCCAATGCCCATGGATCGCGCGATGTTGGCAGCCGCCGTAAAAGAGTTGGGTGTCCATCCGTTGTCTCCAGCGATGATCTGATTCGGCGTCAGCATGCCTTGTCGATACTTCTTCATGACCTGCCAGAAATTGTGCTCCATGCCCGCTTCCGGCGTGGCATAGACGACTTGCGGATCGCCCTGGTCGGTGTTCTCGGAAGGGCCGATGATCCCTGGTCTATGCTGGCCGGCGTATTTGAGATTGGTGGGATTGTTGTTGCGCATGCCGGCCGGCAACTCGGCGCGACGAGCGGGATCGGACAGAATGGTTTTAAGCTCTGCCCCATCGTTTGCGGATGTGGCCGCGCCACCACCCGCGGCCGGCGCCGCAGACTGTCCCTGACGATCGTCCGTCGTCACCTGTGGATCGCGATATCCCGGTCTCGGTGCCGGAATGGCGCCGTTATCAGGTAGCGGAGCGTACGTATCGTCGCCAGGCTGTTCGGGCGCCATTGGCTGGTCGCGACGATAATCCGTCGTCACCATCGGGTCGCGATAGGGTCTGGGCGTCGGAATAGGTATGTTGGCCGGCGGAGCGAAGGGGTCGGCCTCAGGCATGGCGATGAACGAGGGATCGATACCGCCGGCGCCTGCGGTCTGGAACCCCGGCAGAAAGCCATTTGCTATCGCCAGCCGGCGCGTCACCTCCTTGCCACCAGGCTTATCATAGTCGGCAAATTGCCAGGCTCTGTTCATCAGGCTCTGCGCTTCCTCGACCGATCTTGCGCTGTTCAGCCTGGCGATCAGCCGAGGGTCCTCCTGCAGGAAGAACTCCGCCTGGGTCTGCGGGCTGATCGCGCCCGGCTTTTCGCCTTTGGCGGCAGCAAAGTTGTAGAGCTTTTGCAGGCGGGTATCGCGCCACGACATGATGCCGCCGGAGGTGCCTTGCTTCCCGCTCTGGCTCGGGTCGGACCAAGAGCCGTTGGCTCTCTTGGCCGAGAAGCTGCTTTCGGACTGGCCGGTCGAGGCGATGGCGGCCAGGGCATAGGGGTTCGAGACCTTGGTCTTCACCGTGCGCATGAAGCCGTCATAGACATTGCCGTCAACGGGTTGGGGGGCCGATGCCGCGGGGGCGCGGTACGCCGGTCTCGGCATCGGAGCGGGCCCGTTATCAGGCAGCGGAGCGAACGGATTGTCACCAGGCTGAGCGGCCGGTGCCATCGGCTGTTCAGCGCGATCATCGGTCGTGATCATCGGGTCACGATAGGGTTTCTGCGTCGGGATGGGCACGTTGTCAGGCAGCGGGCCGAAGACATCGTCGCCAGGCTGAGCGGCTGGCGCCATCGGCTGTCCGCGGCGATCGTCTGCCGCTGCCAACGGATCGAGATAGGGTCTTTGTGTCGGAACAGGCCCGTTATCAGGCAGCGGCGCAAAGGGATAGACGCCTGGATCGCCAGCCGGCGCCGCGCTACCGTCGCCGCTTGCCTGCTGCTCCTGCCGGCGGATCGCCAGTCCGCCCATGAGTGCCTGGACAAGACGCGCAGCCCCCTGCCAGGGGGATTGTACGGGACCCGACTCCATGCCCTGCTGCAGCATGGCGTAGGCCAGCCGCTTGCGCTGATCGCTGATGTCGTCCTGCGTCTGGCCGGTATCGCCGCCTGATATGAATGACTTTAATGACATGAGCCCACTGCCCTTTCCTAATCGACGCGGTCGAAACCGTCTGCATGTTCGAACACTGCGTCGGGATGAATCTTGCGCACATCGTCGGATATCGGCCGATCTGGTCGGGCCGCCGTCTTGTATCGGAAGGATAGACTGGCAGGCCAGCGTGCCAACGCGCCTATTGCTTCAGCTGCCGGTCCGGCGCACTGGTCCGCTGCCGAAGAGCAACGACAGGAAGCCGGGAGAGGTCGCCGCAGGGGTCGAAAGCGCAGCCGCCGGAGCGGCGGTCCCTGCAGCGCCAACCGCCTGCTGCTCCTGCCGCTGCTGGCGGATCGCCAAACCGCCGAGCCCGCCCTCGGCAAGCCGCGCGACCCCTTCCCACGGAGACTGGATCGGGCTCGTAGCGGTGCCCTGCTGCAGCATGGCGTAAGCCAGCCGCTTGCGCTGGTCGCTCAGGTCGCCCTGCGTCTTGCCGGTATCGCCGCCGAAGAGGAAGCCCATTACACCACCGCTTTTTCATAATCGACGCGATCGAACCCATCGGCATCTTCGAACACGGATTCCGGGTGAACCTCGCGCACTTCATCCGACATGAGGCCGATCTGCACCGGGCCGCCCTTCTTGTACCGGAAGGAATAGACCGGCAGGCCGTTATCAAGCGTGCCGACACGCCTGATGTTCTCCTTCAACCGCCGGTCGGACCCCATCGCCCAGCCGCCAAGCAGCGACGAGCCGAGTCCGAACAGACCACCCATCGCCGCATTCGACTTGGCTAGCTGCTGATTGTACTGGCCCATCTGCTGATTGAAGTTCTCATTGATCAGCCCAGCTTGGTCGACGGTCGGCAGTTGTGTCGTCGGCGTGTTGACATAGCTCGGCTGGTGCACCTGCGAGCCCGACATCAGCGCCGAAATCTCGTTCAGCGGCTGGTTTCGCTCGGTCAGGATCGAATTCTGGGCATTCGAATACATGTCGCCGAGATACTGGTCGGATGCGGCCTGCTTGCGCGTCGAGAAATCGCGCAGCGCATTGTCATAGGCGGCCGAGCCCATCGAGATGCCCTTGTCGGCAAGGCTCTGGTCGAGGCTCGCCTGGTCGCGGTCCCACTGGTTGTTGAAGCCGGACTGCCAGTGATCGTTGGCATATTTGTCGACATTGCCGGCGCTGAGGTCGACATTGGTGCCGAGCACGCCCGAAATCTTGCCGGTCTGGTCGTTGGCGAGCCTGGCAAGGCCGAGCTGCGTCTGCTGCGTCTGGTCGTAGATCGCCTGGTTTTCGGGCGAATAGGTCTGATAGGCCGAATAGGTCGGCAGCCGATAGGTCTTGCCGTTCTGGTCGGTCATCGTCTGGTAGCCGCTGACCTTGTATTCCAGCGCGCCATCCGGCGTGTACTGGTTGGTGTGGCTGAGCCCCGCATTGGCGATCGCGGTGTCGACGTTGGTGGCCGTCTGTGCCGCTGCGGTCTGTGTCGGATCAGGCGCCTTGGGGGCCTTCGGCGTGGAGACCATAGGGAAAATCCTCTTTCATGATTGCGTAAAGCAGCGCGTCGCAGTCGCCGAAATGGGCCTGCTGGCGGCCTTCCAGACGGGCGCCGAGTCTTGCCAGAACCTGCTGGGCTCCGGCATTGTCGGTGCGGGTCCTTGCGGTTGCGCGGCGGCAGCCGAGCTGATGGACGACATAGCGAAAGACCGATCGCATCAGCGTCAGCGTCAGCCGGTCGGCGGCCAGCGATACTTCGACGTCATGCTCGGTCCAGACGTTAAAGACGAAGCCGGCGATGATCCGGCCGCGGTCGATATGGGCGAGCGTCGTGTAAGGCGGATGGAAGCTCACGCCGATCCTCGCGCCCACCCAGGCCGCGATCTGCTCGCGCGGTTCGGAGACGATCAAATCGGCGCGCCTTTTTCGTAAAGCACCGAGCCGCCGACGACGGCCGCTTCCGAGACGGAGCCGGACGAGCCGGAGATCAGCGCGCGGATCGTCGGCGCCAGCGCCGAACCGGCGCCGCCGGCGGAGGCGAATTTACGGACGAGCGAAATGCCGGGGAATTTCGCGACACCCCAGACCGCCGTTCCCCACTTCGCCGCCGTATTGTTCTCGATCGACGACAGAAGTGCCGTCGGAATCTTGGTCTGGTAGTCAACGGAGATCCCGGCATACATCAGCGTGGAAACCCCGATCTGCGCCGTCACCCCGATCAGCTTCGAAAGCTTGGTCGAGAGCCCGTCGCCATAGCGGCTCCAGGCGCCGACCATCAGCGCGTCGATCGCCACGCCATTGTCGTTGGCCCCGACCTCGGCCTCATAAACCGTGCCGTCGCCCGCCCCGAAGAACAGCCGGTCCTGCCATGTCGTCCAGCAGGAGGCCGGCATGCCGACGAAGCGGCACCAGGCTCCGGTTTCGGTGTTCATCACATATTGATAGGGGCCGAAGGAGGACGGCAGGTTTACGATCGCCATCTGCCGCGCCGGGAAGCTCGAAAGCTGCCATTCCTCAGAGGTCGTGCCGGTCGCCGCAACGGTCTCGCGCCAGGTCGGGCCGATCTTGGCGGTGATTGCCCCGAGGCCGGTGGCGCCGCGATCGAGCTGCACGGCCTTGGTGATCGGCACGATGCCATCGGTCGTCATGATCGCCAGATCGGCGCCGACCGACAGCAGGCATCGGTCGGTACCGAGCGGCCGGCCGAGCTTGAAGGTGCCGATCAGGCCCCAATTGGCAGCACTCGAGGGATCGGAACCCTGGAAGACGATCACTTCGCCTTCCGAGGAGATCAGCACAAGGCACTGCTGCAGGCCCGTCGAAACGGGGATGGTCCAGACGTTGATCGCAATCAGCGTGCCGCCATATTTCATGTTGCCGCCGACCGGCAGAACCGTGGCCGTGCCGCTGACGGCGTCGGTGGCGAGATACCAGACATTGGTCGAGTTCTTCTCGATGAACCAGAGACGCGAGCGATAGGCGGTGACGGCGATCAGCAGCGAGGCGTCCGGAATGCCTGATATCATCGTCGAGGGAACGTAGGGTGTCGCGACCGGACCCTTTTCAAGCTGCGCATTGGTGACCGTTCCCGACACGGTGACAACAAGCGTTCCGGCAGCCGGCGTGAAGGTGAGCGACACCCGGTTGGCGATGCCCGTGCCGCTCAGCGAGCCGGCGAAGGCGCCGGAAAGGGTGACGGAGCCGGTGCCGAAGAAACTCAGCGTATAGGCCGTGTTCCTGACGGCGACATTCTGGGTGGCGAGCGTTGCCGTGCCCACCAGAAAATTGTTCGTCCAGGCGGTGCCGTTGAAGAGCAGCGGCGTGTCGAGGCCGTTGACGAGGCGCAGAAACTCCTGGCCGGCCGGGTTGGTATATTGCTGCACCGCCCAGTGGGCGCTTGCCATGCCGGAGACGACGGGCGCACCGACGGCGCCGCCCGCCGTCACGTCGAAGATCTTGTCGCCGGCCGCGGCAAACAGCCTGTTGCCGACGCCGGAATAGGGAATGACCGTCTGCACGTCGGCGCCAAGGCCGGTGGCGAAGGCGAGGAAGCCGTAGCGGGCGCGCACCCGGTTTGCCTCGGGAAAGAAATTGTCGAGCTGAAACGCCGCATCGGCGGGCATATCCGCCATCTCGACATCGGTTCGCCAGCCGCCGATCGGCGCAATCCAGTCTTTGCCTGGCGAAACGCGGCGGGTGCGCCCGTTTTGAGGGACAGGTCTGCGGGTCATGGGTTGGACACCGTGATCGTGCCGGGCCAATAGTTCTCAGGCGCCTGGCCCCGCACCGGCAGCGAGAGGTCGATGGCGCTTGCCGCCCGATCGGCGCCGATCGCGGCTTCCTTGGATCGCTCGAAACTGGCGATCTCCTCGCCATAGTCGAGGCCCTTCGCCCGCTTCCAGCGCCAGATCAGCGAGAGTTCGAGAAGGTCTTCGGGGAAACGGGCGGTATCGGTGTCGCCAGCCCAATTCGCCGCATAGACCGCCTCGCCATTCAGCGCCACCCAGAAGCCGGAAATATACTCATAAGCCATCGTTTCGCCGGCAGCGTTCGGATGGATATCGAGCTTGCCGCCGGCCATGCGCCAGATCTGCGGCACCGGGTTCGAATTGATGATCCTGTTGCGCTGCCAGGTCTGCGGCTCCACCGGGCCGTTCAGCTGCCAGAGGCGCGAGGCATTCCAGATCTTCGAATTGGCGGCGAAGCGGTCCCAGTCGGCGGGCGGCTCGGCCGGCTCCGGATTGGCGCCGGTCGTTGCAAATTGCCGCTGCACCATCAGCGCCGACCAGTCATGCTCGCGCATCAGGTCGCGGCCGGCGCGGGTGGAGAGGATGCGCAGCTGCATGATCTGCGGATCCGCCGAGGACATGACGGCCGTCGGTGGATCGAGGTCGATTTCCGCGCAGACATTCTGAATGATGGTCAGTAGCGACATGCGCGGATCTCCGGTTCAGGCGGCGACGTGGCCGCGGGACTTGGTCCCGGTTTGACGTTCGCTTTCCAGCGCCTCGAAGCGCGAGGCCATCTCCTTCATCTGCTCCTGCAGCCGCGTCACCTCGTCCTTGAGCCGCTCGTTTTCGGCGGCAAAGGCCGAGGCAGCACTCGAGTTTTCAGCGGTTGCGAGATAGGCGCGGGCGGCGGCGACAAGCTCGTTGGCGCCCATGCCGATCTTCTGCTTGACGGTATCGGAGAGTGCTGCGAGCTGTTCGACGGTGTAGATATTGACCGCCTCCAGCTCCTTGATCTGGCTGGGCTTCAGATAGGGCCATTGCGCCAGCGGCGTGCCGGTCAGCTGCTCGCGGGCGGCCGCGCCTTCCTTGAAACGCTTGTAGGCATCGGAAAAGCGCTGTTTGTCGTTCTCGGTCACCTCGCGATAGACTTCGGTGTGTTTGTCGCCCGAGATGAAGATGCGGACGAATTCCTTGTCAGCGAAGATCGGCCGGCCTTCCTTCTCCGTCAGAAAAGTCTGCTCGACCGGTTCGAGGCTGAAGGAGGCATAAATTCCGGTGCTGCTGTCGGGCATGGTGTTTGTCTCGCTGTTGATGGCGGGGGGAATGAGGAACGGGCGCCGCGGCGCCCGTTGGTTGACGTGGCTTAATTCACCTTCGACAGGAACGGACGCATCAGCGTCGCCTCGAGCACGCCGGTCGCCGTGACCGTAATGCCCGTGCCGTTGGCGGTGGCGTTGGCTGAGAGCGTGATGCTCTGGACGACGCCGCTCGGGCTGTAGGTGATACCCGAGATGGTGGTTCCGCCTGATATACCGGTGCCGGAGACGGCAGCGCCGATGAACGGGCCGGAACCGGCATTCAGGCCGGAAAGGCTCGTCAGCAGGTTGGAGCCATTGACCGTGGTGGCGGTAAACGTCTGGTTGGCCGCCGCGAAGTTGACGTTGGCGATGGCCTTGGTGGTTGCCGTGGCCGATGCCGGGGCGCTCGCCTGGCCCGCCGTGGTGGTGGTTTCAGCAACGACGAGAGCCGCCGTTGCGGTTGCGACCTGCGACGGCGCCTGCCCATTACGCTGCAGCCAGACGTAATAGGTGCCGGGTGCAAGCGTGATGGCACCGACCGGACCGCCGGTGAGCATCGGAGGCTGGGCAGCACCGGAGAAGACGCCGCAGCGCTGGCCGACGACGGCAGCCGCCGTGGTCAGCAGCGAGGCGACATAATCCCTCGTCCACTGGAACCACTGGCCGGGCTGAAGGGTCGTCTGCGAGGCCAGCACCAGCTGGCAATAGACCCATTCGGATTCGCGGTCCCCGCCGGCAACAGTGCCGAGGGAGAAGTTCGGGCTCGGAATACCGGAGCCGGAGACGATCGGGCCTTCGACGACGAACGGGTTCGCGCCAAGACGATCGGTCTGAGAAATTGCGATGGTCATTGGAGTTGATCCTTTCGTTGACGATCAGGCGAACAGCACGCCCTGCAGGAAGGCGTTGTTCATGGTGAGGTTGCCGGCGAAGCCCATGAGCTGCACGAAGGCATCCTGGTTGGTGTTCATGCGCTCGTCGCCGATCGGCGCCATGTCGCGGTCGCGGTGCGGGCGATAGAACAGGTACTTGGTGTTCAGGAAGAACATCTGATTGAGCGGCGCGCCGCCGCCGAAACCGCCGTCGAAGATCACGTCGGCGCCCATGTATTGCAGCGACTGGAAGCCGGCCATGCCCTTGTCCGCCGAGGTGATGCGCTGGATCGCCTGCAGCGATTCCCAGTAGAGGCGGAAGAAGTTGTTGTCGGCGACGACAAGGTCAGGCGCGTCGGAGCCGCGAACGCAGGACATATAGAGCCGGTTCATGTAGCTCTGGATGTTGGCGTTCGAGGCCGCCGCACCGCCATCGGCCGAGGCCGAGAATTTCTGGTTGCGCCAGAAACCCCAGGTGGCGCGCGAGATGCCGCCGACGGTGCCTGATGTCGGCGAGGTCGAGATCAACAGCTGCAACCCGCCGATCTGACGCCCGCCATCGGCCGTGCCATCGGAATAGCAGTCGAGCGCGATATTGTTCTTCAGCGTCGTTTCGGCGTTTTCGATGCGCTGCTCGAGCAGATCGAGGATCGCATCCTCGCCTGAGTTCTGCAGCTGTTCGAGGCCCGACATTGAGACGGCGACCGCGGCCTGCTTGAGGTCGTATTCGGCGGCGGTGATGACGTCGGAGGGCTGCACATTCAAAATATCGTAGCCGGAATAGCGCTTGAAGGTCGAGTTTTCCTGGTACTGCAGTTCCTGGACGATGGTACGGCCACCGGAGATGGGCTTTTTGCGGCCGCGGCTGTTCAGACGCGTGAGAAGACCGTTGTTCTTCGTCACGTCGTCGGCGACCGTGCCGCTGCGGTTGCGCAGCGTCGTGGTCACGATTTCAGAGAGGTTGGGCGAGATGGGCATTGATCATTCCTTTGATCAGACTTGACCGCGCGAAAAACGCATGGCGTCGCGCAGTGAGTCTCGGATGGAGGTGGGCTGGCCTCTTGCCGCATCGCGGGTCGGGCCCGGCGCGGAAGATCCAGAGATGGATCGCGAGGCGCGGCGGGCTTGATCTGCCGCTGCTGCCCTCTGGGCTTGCTGTTCTCGGACGGGTGCCTGCGCAGTCTGGCTGATCAACTGCCGGCGAATGTCCGGGCGCATCCAGCATGCGGCGTCGTAGGCGTCCTGAAGCGACGATGCCCGCCCTGCGTTGATAAGGGCGATCATGTCGTCCAACACGTCATCGGCGTGCGCGTTTGCCGGATCGGAAAGGAAGGCATCGACTTGAGTTTCGGTGTCCCTTTTCCGCAAAACATGTTCGACCGTCGCCTCGACGTTGACGTGTCGCGGCTGCGGTCCTCCTTGCTGTAGTCCGGGCTGTAGTCCGGCCTGCTGCGAACTCCGCTGCAGGACGTGATCCATCTGGCCATTGACCAGGGCATGAAGATTGACCCCGGCTATCCTGGCGACGTGAACGACGGTGTTGACGGGATCGTGGATGAGCGCCTTTTCCCAGTCGATCGCCCGGCGCATGACATCGGCATGGGTCATGCCGGCTTGGCGGATGAGCGGCGTGAACTCCTCGAGGCCCTTGTAATCCTGCAGGACGCGGAAGCCGTTATCGACCTCCTGTTCCCGCTTGGTAATGGCCGCCTGCACTTCACCGGGAAGGGTTGCGAATTGCGCCTTGGCTTCCGCCGACCAGCCGGGCGGAACCCGGCTGCCGATGCCTGCCGGCTGTTCCCGGTTCTGCATCTGGGTCTGTGCTTGGGGCGGTTGCTGAGCGGCGTTTGCCGCGGGCGCCTGCCCTGCCCTCGCCGCTGCCGCTTGCTCCTGCCCCTTGGCCAGGAAGCGGCCGTTTTCCCCGTCGCGCGGCTGGCCGGCAATATCGCCCGGTGCATTGCCTTCGACGGTGTCGATCGCCGCCTTCAGGCTGTCCCGGATGCTGACCGGCCTGTCATTCAGGGGCTTGTCGTCGAACGCGCCAAAATCTTCGCTGCCGTTGCCGGCCTCGTTCAGGTCTTCCATGTCCATGTCGGAAACTTCCTTTGTCGGGGATTGATGCCCGTTTAGGCGTTGTATTCGGCGTAAACCCGCCGCAGCTCCTTGCGGATCTCGTTGCGATCCGTCTTCGGCTTTTCGATCGGCTGCGGCTTTTCGTTGCCGATCTCGACTACGCCGGCCGCTCGATAGGCCGAGCGCAGCTTGGCTTTCGAGGTGTAATGCCTGCCGTCATGCATCGACTGGATATCGATACTGTCGCTGACGAAATGCGGCGCTGGCAGATCGGACTGCGCCGGGCTCTTTACCGGCATGCAGTTGTGCGGCCACTTGTCGAGCTGGTGCCAGCCGCCGCAGACGCGGCAATAGCGTTCTCTCATGCTTCAACCCCAATCATTGGTAGGCGGGCTGCTGCGCCTGGAACTGCTGCAGCGCCTGCGCCGCCGCCTCGCCGCGCGCCTGCTCAACTATGGCACGATGCTCGATCTCGGCCTGGGCGACGCCAAGCTCGGCTTTGCGCTGTTCCGCGCCGGCCTTCACTTCAGCCGTTTTCAGCTTGATCATCTGCTCGGCCGGCGGCTCCGGCGGCGATTTGGGTGCGGTCGCGGCCTCGGAAAGCTGGGCGCCGACCTGTTCCAGCGTGCTTTCGAGCTGGCGTCCGGCCCTGAAGCCGCGGGCGGCAAAGAGCAGCGTCTCGACCATGACAGGCACCAGCATCGGGTTCTGCTGCGCCATGGCGCCCGCCTGCTGCAGGAAGCCGCCGATCATCTGCACGAATTCCATGCGGCGCTGCTTTTCGGCGTCCTCGTCGGGCTCGATGGTCGAATCCGTTTCGATGTCGATCTGGAAGCCGCGGATGCTGTCATTGCGCAGGAGCTGCACGACCTCGTCGATCGTCGGCTGCTGCATCATCTGCTCAAGCTGTGGTGGCATCTGCGGCGGCGGCGGTGAGGGTTGCCCCATCTGCTCCGCACGCGCTGCGGCCTGCTGCGCCGCCATCTGCATCTGCTGCATCTGCAACTGAACCTGCTGCTTCTCGGCCATTGTCGGCAGCTTGATGCCACTGACGAGCATCAGCGTTTCCGGCTGGAACTGGTCGCAGATGATTTCGCCGGCGAGCCGGATGATATCCCGGGCAAACCTGGCAAGCTCCGACTGCCGGTCGCGGATGCGGATCGAGCCCCACTGGCTCTTGATGCGCTGCGCCGTCGCCGTCTCGGACGCCTGGGTATCGCCGCGGACGATATCCGAAATGCCGGTGATCTGATAGACGTCCTCGATCAGCTGCTTGCGGGCCTGAATGCAGGCGATGATGACCTTTTGCACTTCGTCGATCGGCAGCGTCACGATCGCCTTCGAGCCGCCCTTGTCGGTGAAGGCAGCCCATTCCGGGATCGGCACCATGACGGTATCGTTTTCCGGCCGCATCGCCTTTTCGATCGCCGGCGAGATCGCGCCGTCGCCGGAGGGATAGAACACTTTCAGGCGCAACTGATCGGTCAGTTTGTTGACGCGCTTGGTCAGAAGATCGATCTCGTCGCATTGCTGCTGATAGTAGACATAGTCGGGAACCGGGATCAGCGAGCTGGTCGACATCGTGCCGTAGGCCGGACGCGGGCAAGGCCAGAAATGCGTCAGATCGAGCGGCGGCTCCGATACTTCGAGCGCCACGGGCGCGCCGTCGGCAATCCAGACAGTATAGTTTTCGCTCTTGCACCAGATTTCCCAGACATGGGTCTTGCCCTCATTCTCGGCGCGCTCCGTCTGGTTGGTGCCCTTGTTGCTGCCGGCAGCTTGCGCCTGGAGCGATGTCAGCGCGTCAGGGCCGAACCGCTTCTCCATCTCATCGTCGGTCATCGGCACGCGCCGCGCCACCCATGTCACGTCCTTCCAGCGGCGCGCCGGCGAATGCAGGAAGTCGGACCAGTGCACATAATCGATGCAGACACGTTCGTCGCTGATTGCCTCGGACGGCGCTCCGCCATCCTCGCCCATGCCGCCGCCGGGTAAGCCGCCACCATTCGACGGCGCGTCGGAAGGCTGCACACCCATGTCGAGCGGCTCGAAATCGGCCTCATAACGCAGCCATACCGTGCCGCGGGCACAGAGCAGGAAATCGTCGCGCACTGCCCGCATGATGGAATCGATATCGGCTTCGTCGCCCATATAGGCGAGATTGCGTTCGACGAGCTCGGAGGCCATGCGCGCCACCGGCTGAGCGTCCTTGAAGCGGCGCTCGACGACGGGCTGCGGCACCCGGGCATAGACCGCCGGCTGCAGCACCGAGGTGTTGGCCCAAAGCATCGGAAATCGGCGCTTGGCCGCATTCGTCTGGTCGGATTGCTGGTCGAGATAGATCTTCTCGATCTTGCCGCAGCGGTCATGCCAGGAGCGGAAATAGCGCTGCGCGCGCTCGAGCTCCTGCTGCCACCGGGCGCCGACCTTTGCCAGGTCCCATTGCTGCCCGCCCTCCAAAGCCGTTGTTTCGTCTTCCATCAAACACGCTCGCTATATGCAGGGGTTGCTGCGACGAAGTCGTTGAACGTCGTCGTCTGTAACGTCGGCAGTCGCTTGGGTTCCGGCTTCAGCGGCTCTGGAGCGAGGCCGGTGAAGATGATCGCCAGACCGCCGAAAGCGTCCGCACCGTGCGAAGCCCAATTGTGGAGCGGCTCGTCGCGGAAGACGCTCAGATCCTCGTCCCAATCCTTGCGGTAGTTCCTGAGGCATTTGATGCCCTGGATGCAGCCGGCCTGGTCGAACTCGATCTTTGCCAGAATGCGCCTGGTGCCGTTGATCCGGTCATGAACATAGGCGCGCTCGATCTTGCGAACGGTGCCGAGGCCGCGGGCCTTGACCTCTCTCAGCATCACCTCGATGCGGGTCATGCCGCCGCGCGTCCATTCCCTGACCTTGATGTCATGCGGCATGTTGTGGACGCCGTAGACATAGCCATGCTCGGCGCCACGCCGCTCCAGCTCATCGAGCATGCCGTCCATGCCGGTGCCGGTATGCTCGAAATAGCCGATCATCCGCACACGGCCTGGCAGCACCTGAAACAGCCAGACGCTGTTGGTATCGTCCATGCCGATGTCGGAGATGGTATGGACGGGATAACCTTCGACATGCGGGAAGACACCGATCCGCTCTTCGGCATCGGCGATGGCCATCTGATCGGCGTAATAGGCGCCCTCGACGCTCGCCTCAAAAGCTTCCGCAGGGGTCGAGGGATATTCGCGCTTCATGTCGCCGAGCTGGGTTTCGGCCTTCTTGACGTACCAGGCCTTCTGCCGGTCCGTCAGCGTGATGCCCTGGTCAGCCAGGTTGCGGAAATACTTTGCGAAAGCGTCCGTGATGATCACGCCTTCGGGCGCGATCGCATATTGCGGCTCCTTCCACCAGGGGAAGAAATGGAACTTGAAGTCCAGTTCGGTCAGTTTCGCCGCCTGGCGCTGCTTGATCTGGCCGTCTTCGCAGAGCGTGTAGAAATGCCCTTCCTGGCCCTCCGCCGTGCTTTCGACGAAGACCAGCTGGCCGGCCTGGACGGTATTCAAAGCGCCGGTGCGGACTTCCCTCGCCTTGTCAGGATATTTCCCGCAAAGCTTTCCATATTCGGAAATATGCAGATATTGCAGCGTACCCGAGCGCAGCGATGTTCCCACACGGATGCTCGAATTATTGCCAAGCAGCAGTTCGGTCTGGTTGGCTCTGACGACAGGCACGGCGTTGCGGATACCGTCAGGCAGATTGTCATAGGGATATTTGATCTTGTCCCGAAAGATCGTCTGCACGTCGCCCAGCGTATGGGCGATCGTGCCGGCGCGGATATCCCGGTTGAAGACGCAGGCATCGAGCATGAAGATCTGAATGAAGGTCGTCAGACCCAGCTGGCGGGCCTTCAGCAGCACATTCAGATAATGCATCTGCTCGAAAAACGTCATCTGCGTCCAGTTCATCTCGAACCTGACACGTTTGCCCGATTTGTCGGTGATCCAATAGAGGTTGTTCAGACGCCAGCGCCAGTCGGAAAACTGGTCAACCGCCGCTTGGAAGTCCGCGCGTCTTGCCATTGATATCTTCCAGCAGTTGCGAAACTTCGCTCGCGACGACGCCGCGGTCGGGCTCGATCTTGGAACCGTATTTCTTCGGCTTCAGCTTCTCGGCGACCCATTGGCGGGTGGCGATGCGCAGCTGCGAACGCCTTATGGCCTCGCCATTCTCCTGCCAGCCGGTGGTCTCGCCGCTCGCATTCTTCTTTTCGATCCAGTCGTCTGCGCGGTCATCGGCAATCTCGACCATCTCGTCGACAAAGCCATCCGCCTGAATCTCCCGCGCCAGGGCGTATTTGACCCGAAACGCTGTTTTGTTCTCATCGGCGAGCCAGGACAGCACACTCGACATGGCCGGCATCTCTTCATCCCGGCAGATCGACCGCAGGCTCTCCCTGTCGGCAATGCGCTCGCAAATCCTGTCGGCAATCGCCTGGGTGAACTTGATCGGTCTGCCCATATGGCCCGCCTTCTGGAGGGTTCTAGAACAACGCGACGATGTTGGATGCGGTGGTCCCGCTCAGCGCCACGATGGCGGCATGAACCGGCAGGATCGTCCCGGCCGGCACGTTTCTGAAGATGACCGGATCCATGTCCCGACGCGGCGCAATGGCAACATCGCCCGCCGTGCCGATATAAAGCGCGCGCGCACCGACAATAGCGGCATCGTTCGGCGTCACCACTGCGGCCCGCGAGGCCGGAGCAATCGAAGGGTCCAT